TTGATTTTATAATTAAAATTGAATACTTTTATTTTCTGGTTTTATATTTATCTTAACCAAATAAAAAAAGGAATATGAAGAACATTTTTGAAAAGAGGGTAAATATTTTGCCTTATGAATATCCATCTTTATTAGCATATAAGGATGCTATAAGACATGCTTACTGGTTGCACAGTGAATTTAATTTCACAACTGATATTGATGACTATAAAACAAAAATATCAAATGAGGAGAGGGAAGTTATTAAAAGGTCAATGTTGGCTATTGCACAAATTGAGGTGAATGTCAAAACATTCTGGGCTGACTTATACAAGAGAATGCCAATAACTGAAATTGGTGATGTTGGTATGACGTTCTCCGAAAGCGAAGTTCGACACAAGGATGCTTATGCACAATTATTACGAATTCTTGGATTAGAAGATGAGTTTAAATCAGTTATTGAAATCCCTGCCATAAAGAATAGAATTAGTTATCTATCAAAATATTTGGATGGTACAAGGAGTAAGGAGAATAAAATGTACACAAAGTCTATATTGTTGTTCTCATTATTTATTGAACATGTGAGTTTATTTAGCCAGTTTTTAATTATGATGTCCTTTAACAAGGAGAAAAATCTATTCAAGGGTATTTCAAATGTGGTTGAGGCAACCTCAAAGGAGGAAGAAATTCATGGTAATTTTGGTTCAGAACTTATCAATATTATCAAGGAAGAAAACCCAGAATGGTTTGATGCTGAATTTGAGGAATTGATTGTTTCTGCTTGTCATAAAGCATATGCTGCTGAATGTGGAATACTAGATTGGATATTTGAAAATGGTGAATTAAGTTTCTTATCAAAAGATACAATTAAACATTTCATTCAGAATAGATTTAACAACTCATTAAGTAGAATTGGAATGAAGCCAGTATTTGAGGTTGATTTTACAGAGATTGAGAAGACGTTATGGTTTGATGTGGAGATTTTATCAACAAAGGAGGGGGATTTCTTCTATAAGAAATCGGTGGATTATAATAAAAAAAGCAAGAGCATAACAGAAGATGATTTATTTTAAAAAACAAATATAATGAATAAAGAAAAATATTATTGGTTAAATGATGAGAGTAGGCTTTTCTTATCAAGGGGGTATATAAATGAAACCCCCGAGCAAAGGATTAAAGATATTGCTAATAAAGCAGAGGGGTATTTAAAAATTGATGGGTTTGCTGTTAAATTTGAGGAATATATGGCAAGGGGTTTTTATAGCCTTTCTACACCAGTATGGATTAATTTTGGTAAAGAAAAGGGGTTGCCTATATCCTGTTATGGATCCAATATTGATGACACATTAGATAGCATTTTAAATGCTGGAAGAGAGATTGGTATGATGTCAAAATATGGTGGTGGAACTAGTGCTTATTTAGGTAATATTAGAGCAAGGGGAACTAAAATATCAACAGGTGGTACAGCAGATGGACCAGTTCATTATGCAAGGGTGTATGACACAGTAGTTGATGTATGCAAACAATCAGAGGCAAGAAGGGGTGCATGTGCAGTTTGGTTGCCAGTTGAACATGAGGATATTATGGAGTTTCTTGATATTGGATCAGAGGGCAATCCAATCCAGAATTTACAATATGGTGTTACTGTTACAGATAATTGGATTAATGATATGAAGGGGGGAGACCCAAGCAAGAGAAAGATATGGGCAAAAATTATTCAAAGACGTAATGAGTTTGGTTTTCCATATATTATGTTTAAGGATAACTCAAACAATAATTCCCCCTACAAAGAGTTGGGTATGGAGATAACTGCAAGTAACTTGTGTTCCGAAATTCAATTGCCGACAGATTCATTAAACTCATTTGTTTGTTGTTTAGGTTCATTGAATTTACTTCATTGGGATGAGATAGTTGAGACTGATGCAATTGAGGTTTACACAATGTTCTTAAATGCAGTTATGGATGAATTTATATTGAAGTCAGGTAAAATGGCTGGTATGAAAAGGGCTAATAGATTTGCATCACAGCATAGAGCAATTGGTTTGGGTGTTTTAGGATATCATTCATTATTTCAATCCAAGTTAATACCATTTGAATCTTTGATGGCAAAACAATTAAATCATCAAATATTTAAAATAATTAAAGAGAAATCAGAATTGGCTTCAAAATATTTATATGAAGAGAAGGGATATAAATGTTTAAGAGAGGGTTATGCCAACACAACATTAATGGCTATTGCCCCAACCAAGTCAAGTTCATTTATTTTAGGGCAAGTAAGTATGGGTATTGAGCCAATCAAATCAAATTATTTTATTAAAGATTTGGCTAAATCAAAAACAATTTATAAGAATCCATTTTTGGATATTGAATTGGATAAGTATGGTTTAAATACGCCAGAAACCTGGGAGAGTATTTTGAAGAAAGATGGATCAGTTCAGCATTTGGATTTTCCCACAAAAGAGGTGTTTAAATCATTTATTGAAATATCACCAAAAGAATTGATATTACAAGCAGCACAGAGGCAAAAATTTATTGACCAATCACAGTCATTAAATTTGATGATACATCCATCAGTTCCAGCAAAGGATATAAATCAATTATATCTATATGCTCATGAAGAGGGGGTTAAGACGCTTTACTATCAGTTTAGCCAAAGTTCAGCACAATCATTTGCAAGAAATATTAATGAGTGTGTGAGTTGTGAATCGTAGATTTGATACAATTTGTTAAATAAAAAACCCCCAGCCTATTAGTTTAGATTTGGGGGTTTTTAATATTAGTATTGATTTAAACTTATTTGCCACTCAATGTATCATAAAAATCTTCAAGTTTTGATAAATCAGATTTACTAAATGCAAAATTAGTATTCTCAAATTTATCTTTCATTGTTGAAAGTTTATCCATAATTTTGTTAATCATAGATATTGCTTTTTTACCAGTTGTTGCTTTACTTTCTTTATGGTAGTCCATAAAAAGGCCTTCACTTCCTTTATCTTCAACAATTCTTTTAACTAGTTTATTTAAACCAGCTTCTGTTAATCTTATTGTTCTCATAATTTTTTTTATATAAATATACAATAAATTAAAATAGTTTACAAATTTGTGAAAAAGATATATTTATATTTAAATGAGTTATAATGGCTGAAGGTTTTACATATGGTGTTGATTTCCCTTTTGATACATCTTTAAGGGGTGATGCATTAAAGATGACAGAATATATTGGTGATGAGATAAGGGCGTCATTATTACATTTGTTATTAACAAGAAAGGGTAGTAGATATTATTTACCAGATTTTGGAACAAGGCTATATGAATTTTTATTTGAACCTTTGGATATTGTTTCATTTGATGTTATTGAGGCAGATATTAGAGATTCTGTTGCCAAATACATACCAAATTTAACTATAATAAATATTGTTATTGAACCTTTGGATGTTAGTGAAGAGGTTAATACATCAAAATTAAATATTGATGATTTTGGTTTAAAACCATCTGACAAGATATATAGATCACCGGGTAATGGTACTTATCAAAATACAGCAAAAATAAAAATTGAATTCACATCAAACACAAATGCGTTTGCTGGGAGTGATTTTGTGGTTATAAATATATAATATGGCAGATAGACAAATTTCATATGGCGTTAGAGATTTTCAAGGAATAAGAGCAGAATTATTAAATTATGTTAAAACTTATTATCCTGATTTAATAAATGATTTTAATGATGCATCAATATTTTCAGTATTTCTTGATTTAAATGCTGCGGTTGCTGATAATTTACATTATCATATTGATAGAAGTTTACAAGAAACTGTTTTACAATATGCACAACAGAAATCATCAATATATAATATAGCAAGAACATATGGATTAAAATTGCCTGGGCAAAGGCCATCTTTAACTTTGTGTGATTTTTCCATAACTGTTCCGGTATCAAGTGATAAGCCAGATGGAAAGTTTGCTGGTCTTCTTCAAAGAGGGGCGCAAGTTTTGGGTAATGGAGTTATATTTGAAACAATTAATGATATTGATTTTTCATCTGACTATGATGCACAAGGTAATAAGAATAGAACGGTTATACCAAATTCATTAAATAGTAATATAATTAACTATACGTTAACAAAAAGAGAACCTGTAATTAATGGTGTGACAAAAGTATTTAAAAGGGTTATTACCTCATCTGATGTTAGACCATTTTTTGAATTGTTTTTACCAGAGAAGAATGTTTTGGGTATTACTAGTGTGATAACAAGAGATGGGCAAATTGGAACAGTCCCCCCAAATTCAGAATTTATTGGTGATACTAATAAATGGTATGAAGTAGATTCATTGGCAGAAGATAGGGTATTTATTGTTGATACAACAAAAAACACGGGATCCTCCCCTATTAAAGTTGGTAAATATATTCAAACAGAAAATAGATTTGTATCAGAATTTACTCCAGAAGGATATAAAAAAATTACATTTGGTAATGGGGTTAATACAGCATTGGAACAATTGAATCAATTTACAACAACAGGGCAATTTCCAACATTGCAGAATTATTTAAATAATTTTTCATTAGGAAGAACATTAAAGCCAAATACAACTTTATTTATTCAATATAGAGTTGGGGGTGGGTTAAATACAAATTTGGGGCCAAACACCATTAATCAAGTTGGTGTTAATACATTTTCTATTACTAATGGTAGTCCATCACAACAATCAGCAGTCATTAATTCATTGAGGGTTAACAATGCTTTCCCTGCAATTGGGGGTGCTGGTTTGCCAAGTGTTGAAGAGGTTAGAAATTTTGTTTCATTTAATTTTGCGGCACAAAAACGTGCGGTAACAATAAGAGACTATGAATCAATCATAAGAAATATGCCCCCACAATTTGGTGCACCAGCAAAGGTTTCAGTTCAAGAAGTTGATAATAAAATCCAAATTCTTGTTTTGTCATATGATAATAATGGGAAATTGATTAGTGATAATTCAAGATTTTTAACAGATAACATTGCCAATTATGTTTCAAATTATAGGATGATTAATGACTATGTTGTTGTTTCATCAGCAAAGATACTTGATGTTAGTATTGATGCCAATATCATAGTTGTTCAAGGGTTTGACACCAAAAGCATTGTTGAATCTGTCATATCTACCATTAACACCTATTTCTCACCACAGAATATGCAATTGGGTAAAGATATTAATTTATCTGAATTAAAAGGTAATATTCAAAAATTGACAGGGGTTGTGACAATTTCAAATCTTACAATTAAAAATGAGATTGGGGGTGATTATTCTGGGGATTTTGCAACAACAAGATTGGTTCCTGGGGCATCAAGAGTGATGGTTCCAACTGATGAGATAATTTTTGCTCAACCATCAGAAATATATCACATTAGATATCCAGAGAGAGATATAAGGATTAGTGTTAAAACAAACTCAGGAGTTACAATAGGATAATTCATTTATTTTACGTGTTTAGTCTTTATATTATATACAATAAAATATTTACTTAAAAAAAGGCTTGATGCAAAATACATATAGAATAAAAACCAATATTGGACAAGATAATTTTGTTAATTTTCAGTTAGACCAAAATATTGAATTTCTTGAAATTTTATCATTTAAAGTTAGACAATCTGATATCTATACATTGGATTGTGCCAATTATGGGGTTGTTGCAGGTAGGATTACAGCAAATAATGGTTTTGGATTGGCAAATGCTAGGGTATCAGTATTTATTCCACTATCAACAGAGGATGAAGATAATGCATTAATCAACTCAATTTACCCATATAAATCTATTGGTGATAAAAATGAGGAGGGATATAGATATAATTTATTACCATATGAACCATCTTATGAAGGTCATGTTGCCACAGGTAATTTTCCATCATTGAATGATGTTTTGGCAAAAAACCAATATATTGAAGTTTATGAGAAATATTATAAATTCACTGTAAAGACAAATGATAGTGGTGATTATATGATATTTGGAGTTCCAATTGGGGGACATACAGTTTTTATGGATTTGGATTTATCTGACATTGGGGCATTTTCATTAACTCCCCAAGATTTGATAAGGATGGGCAGAGCAGCAGAGGGTCAATTTAAGGGAAATTCATTTCAAGCATCAACAGATTTGGAATCATTGCCACAAATTGTTTCATTATCTAAAGGGATAGAAGTTTCGCCATTCTGGGGGGATCCAGAAACTTGTGATTCAACAATTAATAGAGTTGATTTTGATTTAAGAACAGATGCTAGTATTGATATTCAACCAACATCAATCTTTATTGGGTCAATATTTGGAACAAATAACATAGATAGCGTTAAACTTAATTGTGGGGTTAAAGAATCTTTGGGGAATTTATGTTTGCTTGAAACTGGTCCAGGACTAATTCAATCAATTAGACAAACAAAAAGTATTGATTCAGATGGTTTGCCCATTCTTGAATTTTATGAATTGGATAATGGGGGTAGAGTTATTGATGGGGATGGTACTTGGGTTGTTGAAATGCCAATGAATTTGGATTATATCATAACTGATGAGAATGGAAATTTGCAAATAACAGAAGATGAAACAATAGGTATTCCAACAAGGGGAAAATATAGATTTAACATAAAATGGGAAGATTCTATTAGTTTAACAAACACAACAAGAAAAGCCAATTTTTTGGTGCCAAATATTAAAGAATATGGGTGGACAGAAGGGGGTGGTAATCCATCAAGTTCTGGGAGTAATGATGAAGCCAAAAAGGCACAAAGTGGTTCATATTATTTTGGACTTGATTGGAAAAAATATACAAACAAGATTGCTGCAATTAATTGTGAAGATACATTTTATGAATTTGAATATAATAAAGTATATACTGTTTCTGGATTGGTTGATCAATATCAGGGTGGGACAAATAAAGGCAAATTTATTGGAATTAAAGAAATTGGGGATAGAAGTTGTGAGCAAGTAATAAATAAATACCCAGTTAATGATGGTGTGAAAAACTTTGATTTGTTTTATTACTTATTTTCAATAATATTGCAAATTATTCAGTTTATTAATATTCCATTAATATTTGGATATCATTTGATTTCTTTTTTGTGGAATTTTATGGCTGTAATATTATTACCAGCAATAATTGTACTTTTGGGTTTTTTCATTAAAAATTATATATCTAATGTAATTAAAAATTATGCAATATCTGTTGCTTTATTTTCAGCAGGGATTATACCAACATTACCAACATTTGCATCATTTTTATTATTCCAAATTAGTAAAGATTTATTACTATTAGGCCCAATTTTATTTTTACTTGTTTATTTGACAATTAATTTTAAAAAAATAGTTAAGAAAAAATTAAAATTAATTCATTTGCCAAATATAACTTACCCAAATTGTGAGTTTTGCATTTGTGATATGGAAGAAGTTGATGTTGATTTAGGTAGTGGAATACAAAACAATGGAGTATTATCTCAGGTATCCAATTATACATTATATTATGATAAGTTATCACAAAATTTTGATTGGAAATTAATGGGTAATATTATTGAGAATAATACTAGTGATAATATAAATTATAAAGATAGTTTTAATTATGAAGATGATAAGCCATTATTATTATTTACTATTGCTCAATCAATTGGGGGTAGGACAGACAACTCATCTGGAATAAATCCTAAAAAAATTGGTGAGACAGATATTAAAATGCCTAGGTCAGATGAATTTCAATTAATACAAATTGATAAAAAAATTAGTATATATAGTGAAACATTGCCTATTGGTGAAAGAATTAATTATTTTAATTTAAGGGAGAATTATTTTTATGAAAAAAATAAGGTTAAAGTTACTTTTGCTAATGATATTATTGAAAATAGAAATAAATTTCATTATGACAATGTAATTGTTTTATTATCTGAAGCCTATTTTGATTCTGGGGATATATTAAGTTTTGTTAATAATTCATTATCAAAAGATCCTAATTTTTTGGTCACCGGAACAACAATTGAAGGTGAGATTATATATGGAGTTAATGGAACAACTAAAATAACAAATACAAATAACATTATAAATGTTAAATATGCAAATACTCAAGATACAGAAGGTAGTCAAACATATAAATTACCATTTATAACAGGAGCAACAAGCACATCGTATTATGCTTCGGATATTGAGTATTTCCAAGTTATTACTGGTATAACATATTCAGATTATATAAAATTATCAGATACAAATACTAAAGGTTATTTACCTAGTGTTTTAACTTCACCTGCTGTACTTAGAGTTAAAATTGGTGGTCAAGGTACACCCGGGGATGAGTTGGTGGTAGATAACCCAATCCAATATTTCAATGGTATTGAAAATCAATATGTTTTAATATTACAAAGAGGAGTTGATCCATATTCTCCAGAATATGATAATAAGTATGATTTGAGTAAAATATTTGGATATGAATTTGGCAATATAATTATAAATAGTGCTACCAAATTAAATATACCAATTCAAAAGTTGAATGAATATGCTGGCAATATTAGGCTTTTAGGTAAAGGAGGTAACTCATCAGACTTTATAACAACACAAACATTAACAAATCAAGAAGATATTTTCTTTGAATCTTACAGTTTTCAACCAGGAATTGAATTTAGACCATATGAATCAGATTCTGTTTCATATTATTCTGGTATATTTGGTCGTAATTCACCAATAACTAAACCTTTTATTATTAAATTAGGCCTTATTCCTACATTAATTAAGTATATAAAAAATTGGGTAAGTGCTGAACCTATTGATTCTGATAATAATTTTTTTATTGTCAATAGTGAACGTGCGGGGAGGGAAAAGGATTATCCAAAGAAGACCCCTATCCAATGGATTGATTCAAAATATAGCAATTCAAAATTGGATTTTAATGGTGGTACATATATGGTTGGTAAAGGTGATGTTGTGGCAAATAATAAATATGATATTAATCCATTTGAATTTGATAATTTCATGTTATACTATTCATATAGTTCGCATTTAGAATTAAAGAATAGAAAGTTATCTCATTCTAATAGTAACAAAATTATTTTAAGAACAGATAGGCTACCAACATCAGATGGTTTAGATGGTAAAAATTGGTATAGTAATGGGGTTGGTATATTACAACAAAATAACTCTTTTACAATATATAAATATCCTAAAAAATCAACAGGAGAAAATTCACCCTTATATATTAATGCTGGTTTTGATGCTGATATTTTGGCAAATGATTTAGAGGGGCTACCAGGGTATGCAAGTGTAAATACATCATTTAATTCTTGTAAAGATTTAGTTCCCCTATCTTGTTATGAAAATAAAAATGATTCAGAAACATTATCTATAACTGAAAAATGTAAGTCAACTAAAAGACAATCTATATATATTAAGGATGGTTGTTACCAATTAGTTAGACGACCTATACTTGATTTATTGCCAGACATTGATGCATTCCGTGAATGGGCTTTTAGGTTTAAATTAAATTATGGTTTATGTAGAGGTATTGTATCAGAAACATTTGTTAATAACTGGGTTAATGGATCTTTGTTTATGCCATCATTTAAATCAAACACTATTGGTGCATATAGAAATAATCCACAATATTGCAAGGATATTGTTTATTATGATAATACAACTTCAAACTTTTATTATAGAAGTTCCCCTTATTATAGTGGAACAACTATGGGGCAATTTGTTGGCAACCAGAATAATTATATTGCAAACAAGTTAAATTATTATAATTTAATGTATCCAACAACCATAATTAATTTGGGTATTAAAAATAAGTTATTAATTGGGTCAAGGGGATTTGATACTTATGGATATATGGTAAATCAAATAAATTATACAAGTTATTCAGATAATTCTGATTTAATTAACATGTTTGTTATGAGTAGGGTTTTGGATTCTAGTATATTGAAAAATCTTAATAAGAATACTAATATAACAATAAATTCATTTTTTAGTAGAAATGGTAAAAAGGTAGATGGTGATTTGGCACAATTAATGTCTATTAATTCAGAATTTGGCGTTGTGAAGTTTTCATCAGAATTTTATTCTTTCACCAATAATAATTCACCATCTTTAATTTTTAGAGAAAAGGGTAGAAATTATATGGGGGTATTTTATTCATCATTGCAAGATGATTTAACCTATAAAGATTATATATCACCTGGTAGGATTGGTTTTAGAGATAGTATTACAAATTCATTAATCCCAAGATATTTTGATATTAGATCACAAGAGGTTCCATTTTATTCTTGGGAATTGGCAGAAAATTCTAATAGCATTTTTGGAACAGACAAGAATAATTGGGGAACACAAAAAGTTGATATTGTTGCAAAAAAGTATCAATCTCTTGAAAGAATTAAACCCAGAAATAATGATACAGCAAAGTTTAGTGAATATGATAGCACAGATTATTTTGTTTCAGACAATTCAGATATAGCATATAATTCACATAGGGGTTATATATATTCTGATATAAATGGTAAATATAATAAAACTAAACAAGAAAATACAAAATTTGTTGTTGGTGCACCATTTCATTTTTATTTTGGAATAAAGAAAGGATTTTCATCTTTGGATAAATTTAAAACAAAATATTTGAATGAATAACTATATTATAGTACCAAGCATTTATAGAAATAAGATTGGGGATGAAATTGATTCACAAATATCAGTTGACCTTGTTAATTCATCCAAAGAATTAATTGAATTTGATAGAAGTGTTAACATAGATTTAAAGGAATTGTATGAGAAGGAGAAGAGTGCATCATTTAAGATACGACCAGTTTATAACATAAGTTATTTATATAATAATATATATTCTGGAACAACAACAACCAAATATGAAGATGAATTAATTTATCCATTAAAATCTTCATTAATCATTCAATCTAAAAATGTTAGAAAGGGGTTATTACAATCTTATGAGTTTGATTTTTTTAGACCAAAAACAACAACTGCTTTTGGTTTTGAAAGCATTAGTGCATTTACATATAATTGGAATTATTATTTAACTTATCCATCTTCTGAAGATAATAAAAAGATATTAAATATTGGTTTTAAGGGAAAAGATTTTGAATGGGTTGCTGGTGATGGCATTCCATTTGTTTCTGAAAATATAACAATTAATGGTTTTAATGTGACAAAAATTATTTGTGGATTAAATCATAATTTGAATTTAGGGGAGAGTGTGATGATTAAAATTGGTAATAATGAATCTTTGCATAATATATTATCATTTGGTGATGGTTCTTTTAATTCTGAAAAGACTATAATTAACATCATTAACATTAATGATAAAATAAAAGGAAATGTATATGGAACATTAAGGCGTGTTACAAATAGTGCCAATAGCGGTGAAACCATTTCAAAATATTATATTAGAAAACACAAAGTTATAAAAGGGGGTGATAGAGTTGTTGCCACAAAAGCAGGATTTCAATCTGGTATTTATGATGGGATAGAAACATTAAGTTATGATGATAATAATAATAAATTCCCAACAAAAAGAATAGGTTCAAATAAATCATATAATTTTACCATACAGGATGAAATTGATATTGAAGGAATTGTTGATAATAGAAACAGACCTTTAACTGAATTATATTTAACAATTTTATTTAAAGGGTATTCTGGGTTTTTTGCATCAAAAAATAAACCAATGAAACAAGGCTGGGATTTTAATAGAAGTGAGTCAGTTAGTGATTGGTGGGATGATAGCAACACATTATCCAATAGCAATATTATGGCAATATCATATTCAGATGACGCAAAATCAAATTTTTATTATTACAATCCCCCCAATGAATTTGATGGTGATTTTTGTGAATATAATGAATATAATCAAGAGGAGATTGTTATTTCAGATTTTTATTATAAAATAAAACATAATGAAAGTGTTTTTAGGGTTGCTGGTTATGATAATAATAAGTCAGGATATTATTATAAGCCACATAATAGAATGACATTAAAGGTATTTTCAAATTATGTTGAATCAGTTGGTTTAACATCAAAAGATAACATCCCAAGCTATGCATTCTATTCAAAATTTGATGCCCAATTTAGGTGGAGAGATATTTATAGTGTTGGTTTTTTTGATGAGAATTCAAATGGGGTTAATTACCCATATGTTAATGATACATTTTATCCATTTTCAGATGTAATATTCAAATTAATACCAGATACTTCTGGGTATGATTTTAATTCATTATTAAATGATGGGAGCGGTGTTGTTGTAAAACCTATTATTGATGAGTGTGAATAAATATAAATTAAGATTACCAAATGTTAATGATTTAACCATAAGCATTCCTGTTAGTATTAATGTGGAAAATTTAGGTCAAGATGATGTTATTGAACAATATGAAGATACAATAATTAGCAATGCAATAAATGATAAGATAGATTACGAGATAGTTAGATTTCAACATAAGGGATATTTTCCTCCAATTCCAGTGTCAGCATCGCCAACACCAACACCAACCCCAACACCAACCCCAACTATGACCTCTACTGTAACACCAACCAATACGACAACACCAACATATACACCAACACCATCAGTTACACCAACTATACAACCATCAGCATCTGCTACACCAACATTTACACCAACCCCATCAATAACACCAACTATAACACCAACAACTTCAATAACACCATCAATAACACCAACCATAACACCAACAACTTCAATAACACCAACAAATACAACAACTCCAACAATGACGCCAACACCATCAGCAACGGAATTAAGATATTATTCATCAAATAATCTAATAGTATTCAATCAAAATTGTAATTCAAATTAATATGAGTGAATTTAACGTATATGCGCCAACACCTGGTAGTGGATGTTCAAGTTGGTTTAATCATGCAACTAGTGGTGATGCTTGTAATTCAATATTTTGCACAACAATACCAACAACTTGTGTGGGGGATTGTGATAAGTTATATGTGACAAACCAAAGAACTCCACAGAGAATAGAGATTAATGATATTATTTACATTGGGACAGATACTGGTTATGAGATATTACCTGAAGGTTGGTATGTTAGCAGTACAAAGGGTACGGTATTCAATATTAATTCAAGTGGTGTTTTGATAAGTGTCAATACTTGTTCTGGTACAACTTATGTTACAGATTTGGATGGGAATTATTATGGTACAGCTACCATTGGAACACAAACTTGGTTTACAGAAAATTTAAGAACAACAAGGTATAATAATGGTGCTGATATTCCAAATGTAACTAATAGTACAACTTGGAGTAATTTAACAATTGGTGCTTATTGTGCATATAATAATAATAATATTGATAATTGTTTTGGGTATTTGTATAATTTTTATGCAACAACTAATCTATGTCCAACCGAGTATAGAGTTCCCACATTGGCTGACTATGCAACTTTATCCACATATCTGGGGGGTAATAGTATTTCAGGTGGGAAGATGAAAACAGAAGGAGTTGTATGGTGGGATAGCCCAAATGATGGGGCAACAAATACTAGTGGATTTAGTGGTTATCCAGCAGGTAGAAGAGTGTATAATGGTAATTTTAATTTCTTTGGGGAAACGGGTACTTTTTGGACTAATACAACAACTGGATGTATTGTTAATTTTGCCAAAATAATTCAATTAAAATATAATAATAATAATTTGGATTTCCAATGTGATGATAAAAACAATGGGTATTCGGTTAGATGTATAAAAAATTAATATAATGGCAACAGATTATAGTTTAAATATAAAATTTAATTTTTTACAAGGAATTGATATTACCAATAATATAAATTGGAAGACAACGTATTTGACCCCAAATAATGGATATATTGAAAATGATGTAAGATTTAATACAAATAGTTTTAATAATTCATTTTTCAAATTAGATTATTATGACACCCCTTTTAGTAAATCGCAAAAATTATATTTTACAACTATATTACAAGCCAGCAATGGAATTCAATCAAATAATTTAATAATTCCAGAGTATTATTTGGATCACGACATTAATACAGAGGGTTTTTATATTTATTGGTTAAGGGATAAGACAATATTTAATCTTGATACTTTTTATGTTAGTGCAACATTTTTCAATGGTAAAACTGGAATGGTTAAAAGAATGTCAAATATTTGCCAAGGGGATTCAAATTTGAGTGATAGATATAATTTAAATGAAGTTTTTGATTTTCATTATAAATTAAAATTGGATTATGATAATAAGACATATGAATATTTTGATATTAAAAAAGATAATAGGATTGGTATTTCTGGATCACCAATTTTATGGTATGAATATATAAGCAGAAAATGATATATAAAATTAAAATATCCCCTGAGTCGGTATCATCATTAATTAAATACTTTGATTATAGTGGTAAGACAATTGGCGTTTATACTGGTATGACAAATATTTTATCAGGTGGGACAAATGGGGCATCAACATTAACAGGATTAACAATTCCTATTTTGTTAACGCAAGATATTGTTGATATGGGGTATTATTCAGAATTTGATGGTGCAATAACACAAAAAGATGTTGCAACAAACTTTGTATTTTCTGGGGAAAATGATAGTAGAATTTGTGTTTCAAATACCTCAATAGTTAAGACATCAACATTGGATTCTACTTATTTGATAGATTGGGGTGATGGGCAAATTGAACAAATGATATCTCCTAAATTGTGCCATACTTATACCAAATCAGATGGGGAATTTACTTTAACATTAACACAAAGAAATAATTTTGGTTCAAACATTGTCAGTAAGACAATAAAAAAACCATTTAAATTAGCTACCATATCAAATCCATTTGGCACAACATCATATATACCAAATGCTGGTCCTTGGAAGAATACTAATATAAATTATGATTATATCTTCACAGGGGATACTGGATTAAAAAAATATTCATACAATGATGTTAGTTCAGTTGATGTGTCTGGTTATACAAAATCAAGATTAAATGATTTGGCTATTTATGGTAAAGATGAATTTAAAGTTGGTAAGTTGGTAAATAAAAATGGTTTTGAGGGAAAATTAACAGAAATTAAAGAAACCATTTTCACAGCATATACCATTAGCAATATTGATTATATTGATTATCAAAATGGAATAACAATATTTAAAACAAATATTAAAAAAGAGCCAATATACCCAAGTCCAATTGTTAAAAATGATTTATTAATGAAGAGCGTTTCTGATGTTCAAATTTTTTCAAATGTTTTTATTGAGAGGGGGAAAAATTCTGGATATGAAAGAGTTCAAAGACTTGGTGAGGTGAGAACTTTGTTAGATATGGAAAAATATGGATATGGATATTTTAATTTAACAAATAAATAAAGAATAAACTATTTATATTAATATAAAAAAAAATTATGGCAATTGGTACATATGGCACGGTTAGACCTAGTGATGTAAATCCTGAAGATGTTGAGATTATAATGGTTTACTCCCCAACCAGGGATCAGAGTGAAACAATTGTGCAAAAAAAATTATCAGCAACTGATATTTTGACCCCTTATTTTGAGGATGCAAATAATGTTGAATTATTGGGGGGTTTATATAAGTTAACATTACCAGCAACAGAATTTAATGCATTGGGTTATTATACTGTTTATTTAAGACCAGCACAAATTAGAACAAAAATTACTGATTGTGGGGTGTTAAGTGCTCTTCCTAATGTTAAGGGGATTGTTATCAATTTGGATAATGTTCCAGCAGACTTTAGAAATAAATTTGCATCACCCCAAGAGTTGGTTGGGTATCGTGTTGAATATTTAAATAATAAACAAAAAGTTCCAAATTTCTTTAGAATAGTTACATCATCTTTTTTTTGTGAACCCATAGTGACAAATGAAGTAAATACTAGTGTAAAATCAATTAGATATAGATATGTTGATAATGACACTAATTTGGTGTTTTTAACATTATCACCAAGTAGTTCACCTTCAAACAAAACCAATGCAGTTCCATTTATTGGGCAGCCAAATCAAGAAATTATTATAACAAATAGTTATTTCAACCCCACAACGCTTGAAATTGAAATGGTTGAACATGATATATCCACATTGGCAATTGGTTTATTTGGCAACCAAACTAAATCAGTTGAAGATGGTATCTATACTTTATATGATACAGCAAATAATATTTACAAACAATATAATTTATTTGAAGTTAGAAACCAATTTACTAATTTATTATATGAAGTTAGACAAGATAGGGGGGATGATGTTGACATAAGTAAAAATTTAGATAATATACTAGAATAATGCCAAAAATAATTATAACAGATTCACCTGGTAGTGGGGTTGGAGTTTTTGATAATATTGTTGGACTTCAAGTTACTGAAGGAGGGGGGTTAACGCTTGGAACTTTTGAGTTTAGGTCATCCATAACAGATGATGCCCCTATTACTTTATATGTTAATTCATTTAGTAATCCAATAACTCTTGAATCTTTAAGTATTGATAATAATAGTAGTTTTAGGGAATTAGTTTCAAAGGAATTAAATGTTTACCCCAACTATGATTTGACCCAAGTTATGGGGTTTACCTTATATGGATCATTGGCAAAAAGATTTTCAGTATCTATAACAAAAATAATAAATTATTATCCAGCATCAATTGATATAAATTTATATGATATTAATTTTAGTACAGGATATACAGCAACAAATATTTTATATGACCAAGTTTTAAATGAAACTGAATTTGATATAAATATTGAAAAAATATATAACCCATTTGGAATTGATTTTTCTAAAAATGCTGAAACTAATATAAAATCTAGGGAAATTGCTATTTCAGAATATAGAAATTTATCAAAATTTTATTTGGATTATGATTTGCAATTAAATGGGGTAAATTATCCCTTGTTAAATTTGGATAAATCAAATAATCTTAATACTGGGGTGTTAAAGATTATTGTTGAAGGTAATCCATTTTCTGGGGGTTCTCAATCAGTTGATTCTTATATCATCAAGCCAAATGATTATTTGTATAATTTGGTATTAAAAACTGATTTTGATGAGATTGAGCAATATATGCTAAATACCATATCCATACCAAAATATACTATGACTTTACAAGTCCCAGAAGAAAATATCAATGGGGAATTTTTGGTATATAATAGGGATATTACATTTCCATTAGATGGTATTTGGAATATTGACATTTCAAGTTCAAGTTTCACCAATTATATAAATGAATTACAAGAAATTGCAGAATACTTTGATAGTGTTAGGACAAATTTAATTTCAAGATTTTTGGTTTCAGACTCTTTGAAAGAATTTGATACATTTGACAGAAGGGTTGAAAGTGTTTTACAGATATATGGTAGAAGTTTTGATGAAGTTAAGAAGTTTATTGATTCTCTTGCTTTTATGAATTCTGTTAATTATACCCCAAAAAATGATATACCATCACAATTATTATCAAATTTGGCAAATACATTAGGTTGGGCAGAGAATTTCCAATTTATAACGGATCAGACTTTAGTTGAATCTTTATTTGGAAATAATAGTGATTTTAAATTTCCAGCATATAATCGTTCACAAACTCCATTAGAATTAAACTATTCTTTTTATAGAAATTTGGTTATAAATTCATTTTACCTTTTCAAATCCAAGGGGACAAGAAAATCCATTGAGTTTATTCTTAAATTATTTGGCATACCAGATGCATTAATAGAATTTAATGAACATATTTATTTGGCTGACCAAAAAATAAATTTAGATAAATTTAATTCTGAATTAGTTAAAATTAATACTGGGTCATATATTGATAATGATCCAATTGTATTAAGTACAACATATCCACTTTCAGGTAGAACATATAGTGCATTTACAGCAAATACCAGAATTGTAAATACCACTAAAGTTAATTACCCCCTTGATGTGACAACAGGTTATCCACAGATAAAAGAAACAGATGATTTTTTCTTTCAGATGGGGGCAGGTTGGTATCAATTAACTCCTGAACATAGAAGTTTACAAGTTAATACCAGAAGGCAAGTTGGGACTGAAATAACTTATGGGGTTGAATTTGAGAAATTAACGTATGGTGAAAAATATTTGGATAGGTTAAGGAAATTTCCATACATTGATGAGGGGTTTAGTTTGGAGAAAGTTATTGATAATAAAAAATCTTGGAATAGTTCTAATTTATTATTAAGAAATTCATCTGATGGGGATTATAATGCTTATTATACTTTACCAGATGAGAGATTATTGTTAAATGTAAAAAATGTTAGTTTATTTTTAAATCCAGCACAAGGATTGCTTTATGATATATGGGTTCAATCAAGAGAAAAGGATTACCCAATTCCGCAATCTGGATTAACATATCCTTATCCTACAACTGGGGGAACAGATTCAACCATAATTAATCCACAACCAAAATCAAAATCATTTTTTGAATTTGCTCAAACTTTTGCAAATGATATGATTAATGTTAGGAATAGGTTATACATCACAGATGGTAAAACCGGGGGATATCCAGTATTACAATCCATATTTTGGAAATATATTGAAGCAAAGATAACTAATAATATTGATACCAATCAATATACTTATGATAAATTAATTGAATATGTGAATGGGATTAACCCAAATTGGATTAATCTTGTTGAACAAATGATTCCAGCAACAACATTATGGATGGGGGGTGTTAAATATGAGAATTCACCATTTCATAGACAAAAATATGCATATAAAAGATTTAGTATAACTGGAGGAACATCACCACAAGTGATAACAACAGGCAATGGTGTTGTGGTATTTGGTTTAACATCAATTGCAGATGGAGACGAGTATATCACTTCACCAATATTTAAAGATATATGCGATAAAAATAATATTAATCTTCTAGTTTATCCATCAAAATCATTTAATGATATTTTGGGTGATAGTATTTCAGAGGCAAAACTTGATTTTAGTGATACATGTTCTAGTGATAATGTATTGACAACTTGGTATGTTGAAATAATATTAAATAATACAATAGTATCCAAAGTTGAGTTTTATAATGGTTTGGGTAGTGATGATGTTCCTACTAGTTCTGCTTGGAATTCAGCAGTTTTAACAGGATTAGAAGGGGTGACCAAATATGATATAAATTATTCTTTACCAAACAATAACAATGTTACTTTTGTTGATTTTGCTTGCAACAATGAAAATACATATGATAGTACATTGGTGATAAACGTTGGTATTGATATAACTTTAATTTGCGAATAATGGCAGCATTTGATTATTTTTTGAGTTTAACAGGCGACTGCACTAATACAAATTCTGGTGCAATACTTCTTGAATTAAGTGGAGGAACGCCACCTTATAGTATTGAATTTATTAATCCATATATTGATAGTACCCCTTATATAACAATAACTGAACCAGTATTAATTACAAGTTTATCAGCAACAACTTATGGGGTTAGAGTGAATGATTCAACTGCTCCAGATAATTTAGAATTTTATTTAAATATTCCAATATCTAGTGGAGTTTGTACCTCAATATTGTCAACAATCAATTCAACATGTGGGGATTCAAATGGTTCAGTAACTGGAACAACAACATCTCTATTTTCAACAACAGATTGTTATTTATATACTAGTGGAAATACCTTAATATCAAACAATATTTTTAATTCGGAGGAAATTATTTTTGAAAATTTAAGTGCAGACACTTATTATATTTATGTTGAAGATATTGGGGGTTGTACAGCAAAAACAGAAAATTTTATAATAAAAAATTCCACATCATTTGATTATGGTTATTTTATTGTTAAAAATTCACCTTGCTTTACTGGATCAACAGGTGCAATATACATAACAGGTCAAACAAATCCTGGGCCTTATAGTTATTTTTGGAACAATGGAGCAACTGGGAATACAATCACAAATTTACCCACAGATTCTTATTCTGTTAGTGTTACAGATGGTCAAGGCTGTGTTAACACCAAAATAATTATAGTTGAAGAGGCAGAATCTATGGGATTATTACAGATAATTCCCACACAACCATCATGCTTTACTGCAACAGGTTCTTTAGACGTTACCATTAGTGGAGGTACTGCGCCATATTATTTTTCAGCAAGTACAGGATTTTATGATATAACATATAGTAATAACATTGTGATTACTGGATTAACATCTGGTACTTATGACATAAGGGTTATAGATGGTGCATTATGTTCACTTGATATTACAACAAGTTTAGTTAGTGAAAATTCTGTTTCAAGCGTTGAATTTATTGGAACAAATTCATTATGTGGCTCATCTAATGGGATTATATCAATTAATATATTGGGGGGAACTGGACCATATACTTATGGGTTAATTCAACCAAGTGGGGATACAATAACAAATACCACAACTTCAACAAATTATTTATTTACCAATTTAGGAACTGGTACATATACAGTTTATATGCAAGATTCTTCAGGTTGTTACTATGATGAAGAAGTGACAATTATTGCTGAAGATAAATTTGAATTAAATTATTCATTAACTGGGACAACTTGTAATTCAAACAATGGTACTCTTTTTGCATATATTACAACAGGGGGCACACCCCCATACGATTTTTATTTGGATGATGTAAATAGCATTTTAGATACAAATTTAACAGGATATACTTTTACAAATTTAAGAGATGGGAATAAGACTTTAAGAGTTATTGATTCAACTGGTTGTGAGCAGATAAAAGTATTAACAATACCCACAAGTAATTATTTGGATTTTTCATTATATCCAACATCATGTGTGAATGGTAATGATGGTACAATAACAGCTTTGATAACTGATGGGTTGCCACCTTTTACATACACTTGGTCAAGTAATGTATCTGGTAATCCACAATCAATATCAGCAACTGGGTTAACTAGTGGTGATTATTCATTAACAATTGTGGATAATAATGGTTGTTCATTAACCAGAGATGTAAGTATAAGTTGTTTTAGTACAGTAAAGTCGTATCAAACATACATTGTTGATTCAAAAGTATTTGGGATAAATTCAATAAATAAATTTGGATTATTAGATTTCTTGAATGAGGGCTTTAGTGATTTGGTGAATATGGAGTTTAGTGGATCAACCACTATAATCGATCCAAAATGTAATTTAAACTCAGCAATCTTCACAACAGAATATACGTTAGAACCAAGTGGTATCACAAGTGGAAATACATTCTACACAGGATATACAAGAACAGATGTTCCAACAGATTCGGTTTATGCAGAATCCATAGTTGATTTGTTGGCTGGTAATACCCTAAAAGGATTACTTGGAATCCCAGGAATACAGAGTGTGTCTTATGACTTAATAACAAATACAATAAACATCATAGCAGAACCAGGAGATAGTATAACCTCACAAGTATTAACCATAAAATTGAAAATAGATTATGATATATCTTGTAAATTATGACAAACATTATTATTTCAAGTATAAGTGGGGCAACTCCTTTAAATATATATGTATCTGATGCATTTGGGGGGAATGAAAACTATCTGGGTCAAGTAACAACATTACCTTTGGTGGTTGATATAACATATGAATTACCTATTATATTTAATTCAGCTCCCCAAGTTACCATTATTATTGAGGATAGTGAAGGATGCAGAACAACAAAGAAATTAAATTGTTATATTAATTGTGATATTGTTTATAGTATAACTGATATTACATCAATTACTCCAACTCCAACTCCAACCCCATCTTCAACTCCAGGGTATATTCCAATTGCCTCATCAAATAATAAAATAACATTAACATCTATAATAGGAACTCCACCATTTGGTATTTATATATCAGACATAAATAGGAATTATGAAACTTATATTACAACAATAACAAATACTGGAATATTACCACTTACCATTGATGTCCCCAATAGATTTTCTGGGTCAAATCAAGTTATTGTTACCATAAAAGATATAAATTCTTGTAGTTATTTTAAAATAATAGATTGTTAAATGGCAACATATAAATTAATTGTAGTAAATATTGATCCAATATGTGAGAATAGCATAGAGAATGAGATAACAGGGGTTACTGCTTGTTCAAGGTATTTCTTACAATTAAATCCCTCATCTCACTCAAAAGGTCCATTTAATTTTTATATTGATACAATTGATAGTGAGCCAATATATAGCAATATAACAAGAGAGCAATTTTTGGCTGGAATAACTCTTGAGATTTTATGCACAACCCCAACTCCAACACCATCTATAACACCAACCCCAAGTATAACACCATCTATAACACAGACGCCAACAAAGACGCCAACACAGACGCCAACACCATCTGTAACATCAACAAACACTCCAACACCAACAAATACCCCAACAAAGACAAATACTCCAACACCAACCATAACTCCAACAGTTACCCCAACAACACCGGAAGAGTATGAGGCTTATTTATTTATTGAGCCAGTTAGTATGAATGTGGAGTTCAATTCTTGGATGTCATCTGGTGGTAGTTTATTTAGGGGATTTTCAAATGGTATTGCTCCATCAATAAGTGCAGCAACATTTAATGACCAGATTAATAGGTATATATCCTTTTCAGGTTGGGGAGCAAATGCACCACAAGTAAGAACAACAAAGATACGCCAAAATAGTGGTGGATTTGATGAATATGGTAATTTAATTCAAGCTTATTTATTCAAGACGCATGAAGTTCCAGCATATTTGACAACAGGTTATTCTTGGTATACTTGGGTTATACCAAATATGGACACAAATAGAAATCTTGTTAGCAACATTGGGGTTAATGAATATGGGGATTCAACATCATTAGTCCCGGTTAATACAAATTTATTATATGCAGAATTAACGGTAATATATAGTGGCTTCACAATTCCACAAAATTATTATCATATATATACAACATTTAGCAATACAAATTTCAGATTAAATAATGATAACAAAATATATTTTAAGGGAAATTCCTTAATACCAGATTTAAATGGTTGCAATTGTTTTGATGTTTATTTGGATCCGTCAACCCCATCAGTATTATCTTGTTATGATGTTTGTAGGGAGGTTGCAAATACCAGAATATGTGGAAAAACAACAACATTTAATGGTGCAAATGGTCAGAAATATTATATTGATTTTCAATCATGTATAAACAATGACGATAGCAGTTGGAATGGGGCAAAGAATTTTAGCATAAACGGATATTGCTATTCAACTGATTCAGTTGGGGTTATTACTGGTTCAACAATATGCCCATCACCAACTCCAACACCAACAAATACATTAACACCAACACCAACTATAACTATGACTCAAACTAAAACCCCTACCCCAACAAGGACAATTACTCCTACTAACACAAAGACGCCAACAAATACAGCAACTCCTACACCAACAAACACATTAACTCCAACACCAACTCCTACACCAATTTAATTTCAACACCAACAAATAGAATAACATTTACAACCATTTAAGTTATGGTTAAAATGTAATTTTATATATTTATAAAAAATAATAAATTAGTTAATGAGTTTTAATTATAAAAATCCTAAATCATCAGTTGTACTATCTGGGCCAAATTCAGTTAGGACAGATTCAAATACCGGAAGCAATTTTAGTTCATTCCAAGTTGGTGGTTTTTACGAGGTTTTTAAATTAAGTGATTTAAATTTTAACATACCAAGTGGTGCAACAGGGACAATATTATATTCAGGAAATACCATTCCCATTGATTTTAGTTATAATGCACCAAACAATTTTCCAAATGTAGTCAATTTATATTCAGATGGGATTTCTTCTGGAAGGAGAAAACTTGGTATGATTGCTTATGTTTATGAGAATAATAAGACATATCAATACCAAATACCAAACTATGAAACATTATTTAATAATGCTATAAATGTTGGTTCTGTTGTAAATATTGATTTTGGTTATCAGATATATGATAATACAGATGAAGGTAAATTATTGTTAAATGCTTGGACAGGGTCAACCATTGAAGGCATAAGTGGAGTAACAAGAGGGGATGCAAGATGGGTTGAGTTCAATCCAGAGATTTATATCACAGGTGGAACATATAGTTCAGGAGATACCACATTATATTTATATGATAGTTCAGGGAATACAATACCAATATCAGGGTTTAGCATTAGTATTAGTGGGGGAACAACGGGGACATCTGGAACAAGTGGTACATCTGGTGGTTTAGCAGGAACATCTGGAACAAGTGGCTCATCTGGTGATCCATTAACTGAATTAGAAATAACAGGAGTTCAGAATAATTCTAATAGAACATTTACAATATCTGAATCTGTTGATATAAGTAATCATTTATTTTTTTATAATGGGCAATTGCAACAATATGGTGTAGATTATACCATATTATCAGGCACAACTTTAGTAATTGATAATGCTAATCCGCCACCAACACCAAATTGTATATTAAAGATATATGGTAGTGTTGTTATTGGTTTTAATGGAACATCTGGAACATCTGGAACAAGTGGTTCAAGTGGTTCATCTGGAACAAGTGGTTCATCTGGTAATCCATTAACTGAATTAGAAATAACAGGAGTTCAGAATAATTCTAATAGAACATTTACAATATCTGAATCTGTTGATATAGGTAATCATTTATTTTTTTATAATGGGCAATTGCAACAATATGATGTAGATTATACCATATTGTCAGGTACAACTTTAGTAATCAATAATGCTAATCCACCACCAACACCAAATTGTATATTAAAGATATATGGTGGTGTTGTTATTGGTGTTAATGGTACATCAGGTACAAGTGGGAGTAATGGAACATCTGGAACAAGTGGTTCATCTGGCAGTTCAGGAACATCAGGCACAGAGGGAACAAGTGGTTCATCTGGAAGCAGCGGAACATCAGGTATAGATGGGACAAGTGGTTCATCTGGAAGCAGCGGAACATCAGGTATAGATGGAACATCAGGCACGTCAGGAACAAGTGGTACGTCAGGTAGTAGTGGGTTACAAGGTATAAGTGCAGGTCAAGTTTATTATTTCAATGAAAGCCAAAATTCAGATGTTAATGGGTATAAAGCCCTATCAATTACTCCACTTGACACACCACAACAAAGTGTTGTTATATTAGTTCCAGGTAATTCAACAGGGACATTAGTTTCAGATTATATAACGCCTGAATTAGGTTTTTCTGTAATACCAGGTGGGACACAAAAATTTCATTTACATTTCTTAAAAACAAATCAAAATGATTTGATGGATGTTTATGTTGAGATACAATTGGCTAATTTTAGTGGACAAACAATTGGACCAATAATAACATCAAATGTTAGTCTTATAAATTGGTTAGATGGGTCAACACCAGTTGAGGCAAATGTTGATATAACTTTACCAACAACAACAATCAATCCAACTAATAGGATGATTGTTAGAATATATCTTAATAATCAACAAGGTTCATCAAAAAATGTTACATATTATACAGAAGGGAATAGTAATTATTCATTTGTTTTAACATCTACTGGTGCAATAGGAGGAACAAGTGGTATTTCAGGTTCTAGTGGCTCATCAGGGACAAGTGGTTCATCTGGGAGTAGCGGTACATCTGGAACAAGTGGTTCATCTGGAACAAGTGTAGCACTTTATTTACTTGAAGCATATGCAGACGTTGTTTATACTTTACCAGGTAGTTTTACTAATGATACTTGTAGATATAGTATTGTGAATAATAGTGTAAATGTATCAAGTGCATGGTTTAATACTTCAACTTATACCTTTACACCACTAAAAGCAGGTTATTGGGAAATTGCGGCTAGTTATGATGTCTATAGAAATGGAGAAGCTAATATGGGAATACAAAAAAATGGCAGTACTATAGGAATAGCGGGTTCAATATCTTCAATAATACAACAAGTAAGAAAAATTTTATATCTAAATGGCTCAACTGACTATGTAAATATTATTAATAATGGTTCTAATGCAAATGCAAGAACACAAGAAGTAACTAGGTCTTGGTTTCAAGCAATATGGTTAGGAGAATAATATTTAAAGATATAGAATACTATTTTTTATAAAGTAAGTGTTTTAGTATATATGTTTTTTTTATAAAGTATATAATAATTTTATATTTTAGGTTTTTTTTAAAACCTTAAAGTATTTATGTATAAGTAAAAAAATAATAATATGCCAACTAGATTAAATATTTATGGTCAGGCCATTTCAACAACGAAGAAAAGGCCGTGTATTGTTGCAACAACAGGTCATATAGTACTATCTGGAGCAACAACACCAACATCAATTGATGGGATTAATATTGATGTTAATGATAGAATACTGGTGTGGCAACAAAATTCGCCACAAAATAATGGAATATACAAATTAGAAACATCAGAATTATTAAGCCGTGATTATGATTTTAATATCAGTGACGATGTTTATACTGGTGTTGAGGTTTTGGTATTATCAGGATTAACATATTCTGGTAAAACATTTTATTTAACAACAACAGATGAGATAACAATTGGAAGTAGTTTATTAACATTTGATATTCTTGCTGGTCAAAATGGAACAAGCGGAAGTTCAGGAACAAGTGGTTCATCAGGAACAAGTGGCTCATCTGGAACAAGCGGAAGTTCAGGAACAAGTGGCTCATCTGGAACAAGTGGAAGTTCAGGAACAAGTGGCTCATCAGGAACAAGTGGAAGTTCAGGAACAAGTGGAAGTTCAGGAACAAGTGGTTCATCTGGAACAAGTGGCTCATCAGGAACAAGTGGAAGTTCAGGAACAAGTGGAAGTTCAGGTACAAGTGGTTCATCAGGTACAAGCGGAAGTTCAGGAACAAGTGGCTCATCAGGAACAAGTGGAAGTTCAGGAACAAGTGGAAGTTCAGGAACAAGTGGAAGTTCAGGTACAAGCGGAAGTTCAGGAACAAGTGGTTCATCAGGAACAAGTGGAAGTTCAGGAACAAGTGGAAGTTCAGGAACAAGTGGAAGTTCAGGAACAAGTGGTTCATCTGGAACAAGTGGAAGTTCAGGAACAAGTGGTTCATCAGGTACAAGCGGAAGTTCAGGAACAAGTGGTTCATCTGGAACAAGCGGTTCATCTGGAACAAGCGGAAGTTCAGGTACAAGTGGAAGTTCTGGAACAAGTGGAAGTTCAGGTACAAGCGGAAGTTCAGGAACAAGTGGTTCATCTGGAACAAGCGGTTCATCTGGAACAAGCGGAAGTTCAGGTACAAGTGGAAGTTCTGGAACAAGTGGAAGTTCAGGAACAAGTGGTTCATCAGGTACAAGTGGCTCATCTGGAACAAGCGGTTCATCAGGTACAAGTGGTTCATCTGGAACAAGCGGAAGTTCAGGAACAAGTGGAAGTTCAGGAACAAGTGGAAGTTCAGGAACAAGTGGAAGTTCAGGAACAAGTGGAAGTTCAGGAACAAGTGGCTCATCAGGTACAAGTGGCTCATCAGGTACAAGTGGCTCATCTGGAACAAGCGGAAGTTCAGGAACAAGTGGAAGTTCAGGAACAAGTGGAAGTTCAGGAACAAGTGGAAGTTCAGGAACAAGTGGCTCATCAGGTACAAGTGGCTCATCTGGAACAAGCGGAAGTTCAGGTACAAGTGGAAGTTCAGGAACAAGTGGAAGTTCAGGAACAAGTGGCTCATCAGGTACAAGCGGTTCATCAGGTACAAGCGGAAGTTCAGGAACAAGTGGCTCATCAGGAACAAGTGGCTCATCTGGAACAAGCGGAAGTTCAGGAACAAGCGGAAGTTCAGGTACAAGTGGAAGTTCAGGAACAAGTGGCTCATCTGGAACAAGTGGCTCATCTGGAACAAGCGGTTCATCAGGTACAAGTGGTTCATCTGGAACAAGCGGAAGTTCAGGAACAAGTGGTTCATCTGGAACAAGTGGTACTGATGGAACAAGTGGCTCATCTGGAACAAGTGGAAGTTCAGGAACAAGTGGCTCATCTGGAACAAGCGGAAGTTCAGGAACAAGTGGAAGTTCAGGAACAAGTGGTTCATCTGGAACAAGCGGAAGTTCAGGTACAAGTGGAACAGCAGGAACAAGTGGAACAAGTCCATCAATAGTAGAATTATCTATTTCAGGTGCAACAAATGGGTCAAATAGAACATTTACCATTTCTCAAGAAATTGACCAAGAGGCTAGTTTATTCTTTGTTAATGGTCAATTACAACAATATGGTGATGATTATACCATTGCTGGAAATCAATTAACAATTGACTCAGAAAACCCAGCACCAACATCAACATACATATTAAAATTATTTGGCGGTGGTATTCTTTTTGGTATCAATGGAACAAGTGGAACATCAGCCTTTATTACCTCATCAGCATCAACACCATCACCAATAGATGCAAATTCAATGTGTTTTTGGTTTGACACAGTAAATTTAGAGCCAATGGTTTCTTATTGTGGGTATAGTGGAGCAGCTTCATGGTCAGCAGGGGGTGCATTGATAACAGGAAACCAGCAATTTGCAGGAGCAGGAACACAGAATGAAGGACTTGTATTTGGAGGTACTGGTCCTGTATCTTGCACTGAAGAATATAATGGCACATCTTGGTCAACAGGTGGTGCATTAGCAACAGCAAGATGTGGTTTAGCAGGAGCAGGAACACAAAATGTAGGACTTGCTTTTGGTGGACATAGTTCATATGGTTCTTGCACAGAAGAATATAATGGTACATCTTGGTCAGCAGGAGGTGCATTAGCAACAGCAAGACGATTTTTAGCAGGAGCAGGAACACAGAATGCAGCGCTTGCAGCAGGAGGTACTTATCCAATAACGTCTTGCACAGAAGAATACAATGGTACATCTTGGTCAGAAGGAGGTGCATTAGCAACAGCAAGATGTGGTTTAGCAGGAGCAGGATCACAGAATGCAGGACTTGCATTTGGAGGTAATGGTCCTTTATCTTGCACAGAAGAATATAATGGTACATCTTGGTCAGCAGGTGGTGTATTAATAGTTGCAAGAAGATTATTAGCAGGAGCAGGAACACAAAACGCAGGACTTGCATTTGGAGGAACTCCATCAGGATCTTGCACAGAAGAATACAATGGCACATTATGGTCAGCAGGAGGTGCACTGATAACAGGAAGACAAAATTTGGCTGGAGCAGGAATACAGAATGCAGCGCTTGCAGCAGGAGGTGGTTATGGATCATTAACTTGCACCGAAGAATACTCAGCACCAATAGTTTTGATTGATAGTTCAGGTACAGGAACACCAGGTGCAAGTGGAAGTTCAGGAACAAGTGGTGCAGCAGGAAGTAGTGGCACATCAGGTGCATCTGGAACAAGTGGTTCGTCTGGAACAAGTGGTTCTAATGCTGGAATAACATCATATACAAACCCAGTTGATAATAGGGTATTAACCTCAGTATCATCAACGTCAATAAATGCTGAAGCCAACTTAACTTTTGATGGTAGTGTTTTAACTGTTACAGGAACTATAACAGAAACATCAACAGAAAAAGTAAAAGAAAATATAGAAGAAATTAGTAATCCTTTAGAGATTGTGAAAAAATTAAGAGGAGTAGAATATAACAAAATAGGTAATTCTATAAAAGAAATTGGTTTAATTGCAGAGGAAGTAGATAAAGTGCTACCACAAGTGGTAATAAAAGATTATGAAGGTAAACCAGCATCTGTCTCATATTCAAGAATAACAGCAATATTAATTGAAGCAATAAAAATACAGAATAAACAAATTGAAAATTTAACAAAAAGGATTGAAGTATTAGAAAAATAATACTATATTTATATTAAATCAAAAAAACATGAAAAAGTATTATCAAGTAGAAAATTATGGACATGGGTTTATTACCCACCAAGAAAATGAAACTGCACATATTGCTGGTTATCCTGGCAACATTTGGGTTACAGAAAACACAACATGGGCACAAAGAGTGAGTGCTGTTGAAAAGACAAAAGAGCAGGCTCAAGTAATTGTTGATGCTGCTGTTGCATCTTCATATACACCACCTAATAGCACAACTCCACCACCAATAATTTTACCTTAAAAAAAAAGTACATGAATAAAGAATTGCAAATCACAGAAGATTTAAGAGAAATTATTAGTGTTTTAAATGATGAGGACGCACAAACCATTTTATCATTAAAAGATGAATTAATGGATAATTGGCAAAAAAAACAAATATTTAGAACTGAAACCGAAATGAGAGTTTCGGTTCTAAATGATGCCAAACATCCAACAAATGCTTCAAAGTATTGGCAATCAGTTAGGGAAATGTCAGCACATTTTGATGCCTTAATGAATTTAAGTTTTGATTTAAGAAAAAACACAGTTGATAAATTAAGACTTGATAAGAAGGTTCAAGATTTGTTAGAGGATGAAGAACTTAATAGATTTGATATTATGGAAGCAAACATTGATTTGGACCGCAACATCTATGATAGAAATTGTATGTTGCAAGTTTCCAAGGATAGAGTTAGAGAGTTAAGTACGTGGAGTAAGATTAAATCTGAATTAGACAACGAAACTTTTGACACTAAAAATGTTAATACTCATCAAGCAGAATCGCTTCACAGGTATTTTGAGAATAGGGTTAAATCATTAAATGATGCATCAGCTCCAGGAGAAATAATGAATGCTATGGGTCCATATTTATCATTCAATAGAATGAAGAATGAGGAAGGTACATTATTAAATTTTTTAGGAGAAGTTCCAGAAGACAAGAAGAAATTAAATTAATTTATGACTAATTTTATTTACACAAAAAACAATGCACTATCAGGAAATGTTTGCCTTAATTTAATAAAGGCTTTTGAAGAATCTGATTTAAAACAACCAGGTGTTCTTTATGGCCCAGAGGGTATTTCATCTGATAGTGATAAGAAATCAACCGACATCACATTTGATCCCTCTTTTATGAATAAAGAACCTTGGTCTTTATTATTGGAGGATGTTATTGTTTCAGTTAAAACTGGTGTGTTAGATTATTTAAATAGGCATTCAACTGCAATGTCAAAAATGGATCCTATTGATTTATATACATATTTTAATATGCAAAAATATGAACCAAATGAAGGGTTTTTTGGTTGGCATTGTGAGAGAGCTGGTATAAAGCATTCTGACAGATTATTGGTTTGGATGGTTTATTTAAATACTTTGACAGATAGAGGTGAAACTGAATTTTTTTATCAGCAACACTTTGAAAGACCAGAGAGAGGGAAACTTGTCATTTGGCCATCAGATTGGTCTCATTTGCATAGAGGTGTTCCATCACCTACTGAAACTAAATACATCCTAACTGGGTGGTTCACACATATAAAGAATTAATTTATGGATTTTTCTATACATGAGGAGACATGGTTTTCCACACCTATATGGGAGGCAGAAGTTAAGAACATTGATAATAATGAAATAAAGGATTATTGTTTGTGGTTAAGGGATAACACAAAAGGTGCATTCATCTCAAATAGAGGTGGTTGGCATAGTAGTGAGATTGTTTTACCATTACCAAATGAATTAATGTCATTATTTAATAATCTTGAATTATTTGCTAATGAACAATGCTACAAACATCTAGGTGTGGGAAACTTAAAATTGGGTAATTTTTGGGTTAACATAAACACCAATGGGTCATACAATCTTTTGCATGACCATCAAAATAGTATATTATCTGGTGTATATTATGTTTCTGTTCCATATGATAATATGGGAGACTTGGTATTACATAGAGGTGATACAGCAGAATATTTTTTGAAGTCAGATGTTGAGAGGGTTAGCACAAAGACAAATTCTTTTGTTGCAGTAAAGAAGCCCATTGAATCTTTATTTTACATTTTTCCTAGTTGGGTTAGACATCATGTTGAATCAAACTATTCAGATGGTGAGAGAATATCAATTGCATTTAATTTTATACAAGACAAGAAGAAAATATGAAAGCACAAGTATTTGCAATATTCCCAACACCTTTATATGTGGCAAATTATGAGGGTGATTTAAAAGAGGTTATTGAATATTTTGATAGGAATGAAATGCAAGACACCAAAGCAGGGTATGGTATGATTTCAAACAATAGTTATATATTGGATAATCCAATATGTGATGAGGTGAATAAGTTTTTTATGGAATCCTTTAAAGATTTTGCAACAAATGTAATGAGATATAGATATGAGGATTTGCAATTTGCACAATCCTGGTTGACATATAAAGCACCAAAACAATTCCATAAAGCACATACCCATCCAAACACCTTATTGGCTGGTGTTTTTTATTATGATGCACAAGAGGATGATGCTGCCATTTGTTTTTCAAAAGATGTTAAATCATTTAATAGATCATACTTTGAGCCATCATTACTAGATGATTATCAAAATCATTCATTCTCACAAGAGGAGATATATTATAAACCAAAGAAAAATGATTTTTTAATATTCCCCTCTTGGTTAACACATGGTGTTCCACCAAACAATACAAATAGGGTGAGAAAAGCATTAGGTGTCAATGCTTTAACAAAAGGCACATTAGGTGATAAAGAAACCATTTCAGAAATTATATTTGGAAGATACAAATGAAACAAAAGATATTTTTTAATTCAACGTTACCAAGGAGTGGTAGCACTTTATTACAAAACATAATGGGACAAAATCCTGAATTTCATGTAACACCAACATCAGGTCTAATTGATTTGATGTTAGGAGCAAGAATAGGATACAATCAAAACCATGAATCAAAGGCTGGTGATACAGAAATGTGGAAAGAGGGTTTCTATAATTTCTGTAAAGAAGGTATAAAAGCATATGTTTCATCACAAACATCAAAACCATATTATTTGGATAAGAATAGGGTATGGGCGTTTTATTATAACCTATTATCAAATGTGGTAGAAAATCCAAAAGTAATATATATGGTTAGGGATTTACCATCCATATTTGCATCAATGGAGAAGAAGTTTAGAATGAATCCTGATAAAGATGATGGCACAATGGATAATATCAAAATGAAAGGGACAACAACACATAAGAGAGTTGAACTATGGGCGCAAACAGTTCCTGTAGGTTATTCATTGGAAAAATTACAACAAACATTATTGGATGGTACAGCAAAGAACTTTCTATTCATTAAATATGAAGACCTATGCAGTAATCCAGAAATGGTGATGAGAAACATTTATAAATATTTAGAAGTAGATGATTTCAAACATAATTTTCAACATATAAGTCAAGTCACAGTAGAAAATGATGCAATACATGGGATATATGGTGATCATATTATAAGGAATAGTTTGAATATGTTACCAAATGATTCAAAAAATGTGCTAGGTCAATATACAGTTGATTCCATAAAGACATCCTATAAGTGGTACAATGATTTCTTTGGGTATAAATAAAGTTAGGAGATGATATTTATAATAAAAAAAGAATATGGCAAAATTACAAAGTACAGAAATAATAGGAGTTGCAAATAGACCTGCAACAATATGTTCAAATACGATGTGCATTTGGTTTGATACAGTTAATTTAAAACCAGTCATTTCATATTGTGGATATAGTCCTCCTTGGTCAGTAGGTGGCGCAATGATAACAGCAAGATGTGGTTTAGCAGGAGCAGGAACGCAAGATGCAGGTCTTGTGTTTGGAGGCTTTGCTAGTTTTTCTCCAAAATCTTGTACAGAAGAATACGATGGTGCATCTTGGTCAGCAGGTGGTGCATTATCAATAGCAAGACTTGGTTTAGCAGGAGCAGGAACACAGAATGAAGGACTTGCTTTTGGGGGAGGCGCTAGTTATTCTCCAATATCTTGTACAGAAGAATATAATGGCACATCGTGGTCATCAGGCGGTGCATTGATAGAAGCAAGGAGTTCTTTAGCAGGAGTAGGAACACAAAATGCAGGACTTGCATTAGGAGGTTATGCTAGTTATTCTCCATCATCTTGCACAGAAGAATATGATGGTACAACTTGGGCAACAGGAGGTGCATTGATAGAAGCAAGGAGTTCTTTAGCAGGAGCAGGAACACAGAATGCAGGACTTGCTTTTGGAGGAACTCCATCAGGATCTTGCACAGAAGAATACAATGGTACATCTTGGTCAGCAGGAGGTGCGTTGATAACAGCAAAATGTGGCTTAGCAGGAGCAGGAACACAGAATGCAGGACTTGCTTTTGGTGGTAACTCTTTTGCTGTGCCTGATACACAAGAATATAACGGCAGTTCTTGGGTGGCAGGCGGCAAATTATTATCAGTGAGATGTTCTTTAGCAGGAGCAGGGACGCAAAGTGCAGGACTTGCTATGGGTGGGTATAATGGTTCATGTGTTTCTTGTACAGAAGAATACATTAAAACAATCGCAATAATAGATTCAATACGATAATATGGCAAAATTACAAAGTACAGAAATAATAGGAGTTGCAAATAGACCAGCAGTAATATGCGCTGATACTGTATGTTTATGGTTTAATACAACAATTAAACAGTTAGTTTTCTCATATTCCGGTTTTTCAGGATCCTGGTCGGCAGGGAATGCATTGATAACAGCAAGAGGTTATTTAGCAGGAGCAGGGACGCAGAATGCAGGACTTGCTATAGGCGGGTATAATGGTAGTATTCTTTCTTGCACGGAAGAATACGATGGTACATCATGGTCAGCAGGCGGAGCATTATCAATAGCAAGATATCGGTTAGGAGGAGCAGGGACACAGAGTGTAGGACTTGTGTTTGGAGGCCGTAATCCGGGCGCTCTTTCTTGTACAGAAGAATACGATGGGACATCTTGGTTAGCAGGCGGAGCATTGATAATAGCGAGGTTTGGACCAGCAAGTGCAGGTACACAGGACGCAGGACTTGCATTTGGAGGTTTTGTAAATAATAGTAGTACCTGCACTGAAGAGTACAATGGTACATCTTGGTCAACAGGTGGCGCATTGATTAGTTCAAGACATAATTTAGCAGGAGCAGGAACACAGAATGCAGGACTTGCTTTTGGGGGAACATTTCCAAATGGTGATTGCACTGAAGAATACAACGGCACAACTTGGTTAACAGGTGGTGCATTGATAATAGGAAGAGAAGGTACAGGGACAGGAACACAGAATGAAGGACTTTTTATAGGAGGCATAGTAACAAATACTGGTGTTTCTTGTACAGAAGAATATGATGGCGCATCTTGGTCAGTAGGTGGGGCAATGATAGTAGCAAGGCACACACTAGCAGGTGCAGGAACACAAAGCGCAGGACTTGCTATAGGTGGGTATATGAATAATGGAGTTTCTTGTACAGAAGAGTACACTAAAACAATAACAATAGTAGATTCAATACGATAATATGGCAAAATTACAAAGTACAGAAATAATAGGAGTTGCAAATAGACCAGCAGTAATATGCACTGATACTGTATGTTTATGGTTTGATACAACAAATTTGAAATCAATGGCATCATATTGCACTTTTTTAGGATCCTGGTCTGCAGGAGGTGCATTGATAACAGCAAGACTTGGTTTAGCAGGAGCAGGAACACAGAATGAAGGACTTGCTTTTGGAGGATATTGTAATGAAGGTTTATCATGTACAGAAGAATATAATGGCACAAGTTGGTCAGCAGGGGGTGCATTAATAACAGCAAGACATTTTTTAGCAGGAGCAGGAACAGAAAACGCAGGACTTGCTTTTGGTGGTAGTTATTCAGGTTCATGTACCGAAGAATATAATGGTACGGCTTGGTCAGCAGGGGGTGCATTGATAGAAGCAAGGAGTTCTTTAGCAGGAGTAGGAACACAGAATGCAGGACTTGCTATGGGGGGCGGTGGTTATTCTCCAATATCTTGTACAGAAGAATATGATGGTATATCGTGGTCATCAGGCGGTGCATTGATAGAAGCAAGGAGTTCTTTAGCAGGAGTAGGAACACAAAATGCAGGACTTGCATTAGGAGGTGGTGGTTATGGACCAACATCTTATACAGAAGAATACAATGGCACAACTTGGACAACAGGAGGTGCATTGATAGAAGGAAGGGGTTCTTTAGCAGGAGCAGGCTCACAGAATGCAGGACTTGCTTTTGGTGGTGCTGCTAGTTATTCTCCAAAATCTTGTACAGAAGAATATAATGGCACATCTTGGTCATCACGCGGAGCATTATTAATAGCAAGGTGTTCTTTAGCAGGAGCAGGAACACAAAGCGTAGGGCTTGCTTTTGGAGGAACTCCATCAGGATCTTGTACAGAAGAATATGATGGAGATATTTTAATAATAAGAGACATTATTTTATAAATGTTTTAAAAATCATCATACACAATAGTAGATTGCGTCTTATAATTATAAAACCTATAAATAAAAAATTAATGGATTTAACAACAGAAAAAATTTTAGTATGGCACATTCAAGGTGGATTAGGAAAGAATGTTGCAGCTACATCATTACCAAAGACAATAAAAGAAATTTATCCAGATAGACAACTTATAATGGTTGTATCATATCCTGAAGTTTTTCTAAATAATCCTTATGTTGATAGGGTGTATCCATTAGGTAATTGCCCCTACTTTTACCAGGATTTTGTAGAGAACAAGGATACTCTTGTTTTTAGACATGAGCCGTATCATCAAACGGGTCATATACATAAGGAGAAGCATCTGGTAAGTAACTGGTGTGATTTGCTTAATATAGAGTATAGCAATCAGATACCCCAACTTTTCCCAAATTACGCAGAGAAGGTTAATGCAAAGAAATGGTTTAGGGATAAACCAGTGGTGGTATTACAAACATCTGGTGGTGATTTAGAATCAAAGAATATATATTCTTGGTGTAGGGATATGCCACAAGATATTGCACAATTGATTGTTGACAAGTACAAGGACAGCCACCATATATTCCATATAACAAGGAAAGGTGGTTATGTTTTGAATGATACAGAGAGGCTTGATGTTAAGTTATCTAATATGGAGTTGTTTAGTATATTGACAGTTTCGTCCAAGAGATTTTTAATAGATTCTTCTTTGCAACATGCGGCAGTTGCTATTAATTTGCGGTCAACTGTGTTTTGGATTGGAACATCACCCAAGGTTTTTGGGTATGACTTGCACAATAATATTGTTGCAAATCAGCCCAAAAACAAGAACCAATTAATTGGTTCATACTTGTTTGACTATCAGTTTGATTTTAATGTACATGAGTGTCCGTATAGCACATTGGATGAAATGTTTGATATGGATTTTGTTATATCAAATATTTAAATTTGTATGCTGTTTCAAATTAAGTATAACATCTTCGGGTGTTATACTTTTTTGGCATTCGTGTTGTCTGGATGTTCCTTTATGTATTGGGCACCAGTTCCAATCTCCTTTATCAAATTTGAAGTTTGGGTTTGTCCAACAAGAGTTGCATACATTATGATTATATATTCTTGTTGTATTTGTTGTGAATTCATGATTTAAATCAGTGAAATTGTTAATCATAACCACATGTTTATTAATTGCCCAACTTAACCAACTCAAGCCACTTCCCAGACCAATGAATATTTCAGAATGGTGAATATAATTCATAATGTTATTTATGTCATAATTGTTTGGAGTTATGGCATTTTTGATATTATTTCCTTCTTTTGAAATGTTTATAACGGTATATCCTTTGCTATTTAAAAATTCTGTTAGTTCATCCCATCCATTTGGGTATAGCCAGAATTTTAAGGCTGATGTGGAGTGGGTTGCAATTGTTATGTATTTTTCTTTTATGGGTCTTTTCTTTGGTATGAAATCAATGGTTGGTTTTATTTCGGTATAATCTAGGCCAAGGATATTTGTTGCTGTCATTTGTAATGGTATTATATTTGGTAATATTGGTTCCATTTGATTATTATAGAACCAACCAAGGGTATATTTTGCATGTATATTTTGGGCAACTTGACCAGGTATAATGAACTCAATGTTTGGATATGTTTTTTCAAAGAAGTTATTCCAGAAGGTTGATGCAACAACCTTGCAATTATGTTTTTTTGAGAATTCATCAATGTAAGGCATCCATGCAACGGAATCACCAAGAGATTTTGAATCAATGGCAATATAAACCCTTTTATTGGTTAAATCCATATTAAAGACATGTTTCCCTTTTTGGTTGCTAACAGTGATTTCCCAATCAACAAAATATTTTATGGATGATTTTGTCCAATTGTTTCTCCCAATATTTGATTTGTATTCAATTTTGTTTGTTTTTTTATTTTTGAATGTAATATCATATCTTATGTTTGGACCACCAGTTATTTCAACAAATGGACCATCAATAAAATTAATATTAATATTTGGTTCAATATCAGTTGTTTTTAATTCATATATGTCAAAACTTGAAAATTGGTTATGAACACCTTCCAAGTCTGTTGTTACTTTATCAGTTAAGCATTTTTCAACAACATTAAACTTATAATCTTTGATTAAATCATACATTTTTTCCTCAAACTTCTTGAAGTTGATATAAAATATTAATTTTGTTTTGTAATAGTTAAATAACTCCAATAATGGGGTTATGTTGCCAGAAAAGAAATTGGTTTTATATCCATCATTTTTATCTATGTTATTATTGTAATATAAAATTAAATCCTTTGAATTAAGCTGTTTATAATTATCATTTAATGTGTCAGAATATATTAATGTATCATAATTTACAATATGTATTTTCTTTTTGTTTAATTTATCTGCAAAGTTGACACCCTGCTTTATTAAGTTATAAACTCCAAAACTATGTTCAAAAGGCATTGAAGTACTTGTTTTTTCCCCTTTTGCATTTATCTTCCAATATTCAAATATAACATTATGTTCTTCATATTCATCTTTATCCAATAATTGATTATCTTTTGAATATAATACATAATCACATAATGATTGGGTTTCTTCATCAACTGGTTTATTGCATGATAATATGATTTCTGTATTGATGGTTGACAAACATCTTTTTAGCATATTTTTTCTAAATAAGTTATTTGTGTGAGCCAATACAATGGTTACTTCATCTTCATTTCTTTTTTTATCTTCATTCAATAGATTGATTAATAATTTCTTATTCTCTTCTGGGTTATCTGTGGAATATACTGCCTTATTATCATAATAATTTTCATATGTATGTAAGTTTTTTGTTATAATTTTAAGACCAAAGGATGATGCTTCTTTTAATGATAAGGGATTCAATTCATATATTGATGGGAAATAGAATAAATCAGACGCTTCATAATAATTCAATGGGTTTTCTTGTTCCCCGTGTATAACGCAATTCTTTGGTAAATCATCCAATATTGGTTTCCAATATTCATAGAAGTTTCCAGCCATATTTCCAACAAAATGAAATATTATTTTCTCATCTTGGCACAATCTAGCGACTTCAATTATTTCCTTTTGGTTTTTACCTTGTGTAAATAATCCAACATGTAGGACATGTTTATAAGAGGGGTCAAATCCAAGGAGTTCTTGTTTTTGCTTTTTCTTTGGTATTTTCTTTGGAATGTGGTATTCCCATATGGTTAATGGAACTCCTGTTTTTACAAATTGCTTCTTGCTCCATTCTGATACTAAGATATATTTATCTGGATGAAATTTTATATCATTTGGATTTGTCCATGATCCATGTGTGGTGACAAATATCTTATAACCTTGGTCACGTTGAAATATCTTGAAAAGGATATCATCTGACAAATTGAATTCAGGTACTTCTTGAAAATGAATAATGTCAGGACTAATGTTATTTATGTGTGTTAATATTTCAGATTTATCATCCCCAAGTGTAATAACATTTACAAGTTCTTTAATCTTATTCTTTTGTACAACATAATCACCGCTTACATTTGCTATTTCAATGACATAAATATTATATACAGGAAGAAATTCTTCAATTTGTTTGAGAAGATATTGCGGTAAACCCCCAGTTGATAAATGCGGTGTTACAAATAATAATTTTTCTTTCATTTTTTTATTTTTTTATTTTTAAAATAATATAATTTTCATACAAATCAATATTTTAATATGTAAAATTATTAATTTTAATTTATATTTTTATATGGATATTATACATTACTTAATATTTATATCTTAAATACTATTTTACATGACAAATATAAGTGTTAACATTTTTGGTATAACTGGGCAAAGCCCTTATGATATTTATATTTGTCAACCATCTATAAATGATTGTATTTATATAAATACCATTTCTGGAACCACATATTCTTTTGATTTACCAAAACCAATAGATAATAATATCCAATACCTTGTTAAGATTATTGATAATAATAATAGATTAATAACAAGTGTGGTAAATGTTTCAAACAACTAATTTAATATGGGGGTAACTTTATTCAAAGATTGTGCGGGGGATTATAAGTTTAGATTTAATTTGAAGGCTGTAAATCCAAATGTAGGGGATGTTTTTAGTATAGATGGCATTTATTTTAGTGGATTTGCAAGTGTTATTGAATATGCTGAAATTGGTGATTTGTTTGATTCAGATGGTACATTATTTGTTCAACAGAGGCAGTGTCCAGAAGTGATTGAGGAAATTCAAGAGGTTTTTGTGCATAAAATAATTGAGGAGGTTGAAGAGATTATTGAACCAGAAGTGGTTGAGGAAGTTCAAGAGGTTGTTGAGCCAGAAGTGATTGAGGAAGTTCAAGAGATTTTTGTGTATAAAATAATTGAGGAAGTTGAAGAGATTGTTGAACCTGAAGTAATTGAGGAAATTCAAGAGGTTTTTGTGCATGAAATAATTGAGGAAGTTGAAGAGGTTGTTGAGCCAGAAGTGGTTGAGGTATTCCAAGTGCCTTTTAACCCCGGTGTATCCCCAGGTGATGCCATACAAGATTTTTGTGTATCGCCAACTTATTCTATTTTGGGTACAAATGTTGGTAATTTTTCTGTTGCTGATGTTTTATATGATGATTATGTTTATTATACTGGTGAAACAAGTGGTGTCATTTATTTTAATACAGATTTGGAACAATGGTGTTTAAGTGGTTCTTTGGGTGGTTCTTGTTTATTAACTGGTAAATCACCTTGTTATGGGGAACTTAATCCTGATTTATATGAGGGTATTGTGTTTAGTGGAAATTGTCCAACACCAACCCCAAGCCCAGCATCTTGTGATATTGTTGATTTTTCTGCATATTTTAATTGTGAGTTATCTGCTTCAACAACTCCAACCCCAACTATTACCCCAACTCCAACTATAACCCCAACAATGACAATAACACCATCTTCAACTGGGGGATTGGCAGTTAATGTGGGGATGTCAGCATATACTTATGCATATCCAAGTTCTACCCCATCAATGACCCCTTCTGTAACAGCAACAAATGATAGATTGATTGGTGGAAGTTTGAATTATGAGATGATGAGTAGAGTGTTTAGTTTTAAAGGTGTTAGGGTATTGGTTGATTGTAATACAAATGAGGAAGTGTATACAACACAAGATTTGATTTTAAGTGGGGTTCCAATTAAAGTGGGGGACATTATCAGAACATCAAACAATGGTGTCCAGAGGTGCTTCACATATGATAGGAATGAATCTACTGGTAGTTCAAATATTAGCATTCAAACAATATTGAATGTTTATACTGGAACAACGTGTTCAAGTTGTGCAATAACACCAACACCAACACCAACTATGACAATGACCCCAAGCGTAACAATTACACCAAGTATTACATTAACACCATCTCCAACATCAAATCTTTTACATGTATTTGAGAGTTGCATTCCTTTGGATGGAAATACAATTAATTCACAATTAATTCAGAATATTGGAATTGGTATTCCTATTGGTTTTGTTATTAAGGATTCTGATAATAATTGTTGGACATATTTGGGTGCATTTGATAAATCATATACTCCAGTTGGTAATATAAATTATTTCACATATACGGGAAATTATTTTGATACAAATGGGGGAACATTCATTGATTGTGTGAATTGTTTAAATAATTTGAGTTAAATATATTATATATGGCAGAAGATATTATTACAATATACCCATTAAGCGTTGATGTGAATGTTAAAAAAACATCTGGTATTGGTAGAAAGGATGGGTCGCTTGAAATATTAGTATCAGGTGGGTTAGGTGGGTATATTATAAATGTTAATGGTAAATTAAATACAGGAAATATATTAACAGGTCTGGCATCTGGAGATTATATTATATTGGTTAATAATCCAGATTCTGGTCAGAGCATTAGTTTAACAAAAATTATTGAGGATCCAGTTGAACCAACTTATTGTACAAGATTTTTCCCGTTTCGTAATTTTTTAAATGATACTGGTAACACAACTTGTGATTATATATGTTCATCAAGCACATTAAGTCTTACCTTTTTTGTATATGCAAGAGGTAATACATTTGGTGAATTAAATAGTACATTATATAGGGGGTCAAGTAGTGCAGATTCAAAATCAAAATGTGAGGCTGGAATTAATATTTGGCCATCAGGGGATACAAGTTATAGGAAATTAAAATATAATAATTTTTGCCATTCAATTAGTGATTTAGGTGTTGTTACAGGGAGAACAAAATGTTTAGATATTGTTACAGCATCTGGTGGTACTTGGGCAATAGAAAATTTGAAAGTAACAACATTTAGAGATGGGACAGATATACCATTTGTTGCATCAACAACAGACTTAAATAATATTTCAGGACCAGCATATACCTATTATAATTTCAATTCAGGGCTTGGGGATATTTATGGTTATCTATATAATTATGCTGCTATTACAGATGCAAGAAATTTGGCACCAAATGGATACCATATACCAACAAAAACTGAGTGGGATAATATATTTTTGGCATCAGAAATTAATGGTGTGAGTGGTGGTGGTAAATTAAAAGAACGCAATTTATGGTTTGAACCAAATTTGGGTGCAGAAGACTTATATAATTTCTCATTGGTTGGTGGTGGTGGTTTGATAAATAATAATTTCATAAATAATAAAATTAATGGATATTATTGGACAACTACCAATACTGGTTTTGCAAATAAAAATTATATTGGATTGTTTTCATATAATGAATTATCAATGAGTTATATTGAAAATGTTGGGTTGAATTCATTTTATTCTGTTAGATTAAAAAAAGATTAATATATGGCAATTAATGATTTGTGTTTGAATGTTTATTTTGAGAATGATATTATAGGTCCATATAATTTTCAATATAGTGGAATAACAAATGGCAAAAATTATTGGCATTCAACAGGAAGTTCAATGACAATAATTTGGAATTTAAGTAATAAATATTGGGAAGTTTTAAATTGGACAGGAGTTACAAATACAGCATTAAGAAGTGTAAATTCAAGTGATATACCAACAAGTGATTGGAAAATAAGGGGTGTTGCACCAAAGAATGATGTTTTGGTTACATATGGTGAATGTGATGGATATTCACCCATTTTATTAAGGTCAAAAATAACAAACAATAGTTGTGTTGGAAATTGTGATGGTGTTATTGTGGCATCATCTTTAGGGGGCATTAAGCCTTATGTATATTCAATAAATAATGGTCAAACATATTCAAGTTCACCAATTTTTAAGGGTATTTGTGAAGGCCAATATAATTTATATGTTTCAGGTCAAACAGGTGGTGTAGCTTCAATTGTTTCAAATGTTTCTTCAGAAAATGAATTATCAAGATATGAAATTAATTTATCAAATATTTCAGAGCAATTTATATCAGATGATACAATTCAAACAACATGGAAATTAAATATTAATCCAGAGTTAAAGGCTGGACATGTATTAACATTAACAATGAATGCAAATCTTGAAACTTCATTATACCAACCAGGTTCAGCAAGTACAAACAATATTATTTCAGTTTATAAAAATAATTCTTTGTTAACTCCAAACATAATATCAAATTCATTGGCAACAAACAGACCATATTGTTCGCCAAATTTGATTAATACCACATATTCAGCATTAACTTATTCAACAACAATAATTAGTGGAGATACATTAACAGGGACAACAACATCCATTATAAATAATAATGGTTATCAAGTGGATTCAAATGGTTGCTCAACAAAGGTGGAACAAAAAAATACAATAAGAATTGATTCAGCCAAGATAAATACTTGCAGATGTTGTGAGATAATATTTAATTCTCAAAATTATGTTGGAATAAATTCACATATTAAATAATTATATATAAAAGATAATGAGTTATATTTTAAAAAATACATCTGGAAAAATAATTACAAGAATAACTGATGTTGGTAGGAAGGCAATATCAAAGGGGTTGTTCAATATTTCTTATTTCCAAGTTGGAGATAGTGAGATTGATTATATTGGAGATAATATTACAAATAATAATGTATTAATGCCAGCTTTTTGCGAGCATAATGATAATGCTGGTGGGTATAATGTTAACAAACAAAATGTAAAATATCCCTACTTTCTAAATGGTGCAATTGGTACAACATATGGAATTCCATTTAATGAGTCAACAATAAAGGAATTTTATAATTTGGCAACAGATAAGGGATTTTTTGTTAGTGGAGTTACAACATATTCAGCCCAGACAACATCAGCATATACGGTTTCATCAAATTATATTGCAAGTATGCCAACAATAACTGGTCAAACAAGTTTATTGTTATCAGCAAATACATGTTCAGCAACAACTGGTGTTCCAAAAGTTGGTGATTTTCTTACCATTATTTTAGATGGTGTTGGGGATTGTGGTAGCATAAGAAATTCTTTTCCAATATTGACTTATAAGATTAGTGCATCAACAATAAGTGGTAGTAATTATATTGTTGGATTGGATAGAAACCTACCAATATATTCAGCAAAGACAAGTGGAGGTGAGATAGCAAGATGTTTAATTTATCCATCAGGGATGACTGCGTTATATGATAGTGTTACACCAATGCCAAATTGGTCAAATGATGTTTTTAATTATGAAACGATTTGTGATACATCAGCAACAGTAGATACAAGAGTTTGGAATATGAATATTCCTTGGTCGCAAACTGTGGCAGGAATAACAGGGGATACTTATGAGGATTATACAAAATATGGATCACAATCATATTTGGGAACAAAAGAATATTTGTATTCAAATTCTGGGCAAACATTATCAAGTGATAATGGTGCAGTTTATTATTATGATTCAAGATTGAATAAAATTATTGTTGAATCAAAAAATCAAAAAGCAGTTGCAGTAATTCATTATACAAATCAATCTATTGATAATGTTTATGGGGAAAAATTTGCAACAATGCCATTTGATGTTGCTGACCCAAAGGATACTAATGATTTGGCAAGAAAATTTAAATTAACAATTCCAACATTGATGTGGCATAAGTCTGATGGTTCAAGTATTGGGCAAAGTTTTTATATTGATCCCCCAAATGAACCAGGTAAATCTATTCCATATTATATCAAATCAACAAAGAATTCTGATATGAATCAGCCGGGCATTCGTTTCTTTAATTTATGGGATACAAATGAAAATTCAAAAAATGAGTTAAATAGAGTAGGAAGGGTTTTTCCTGATAGTAAAATTGTGGTTATTGATGATGATGAATTGGTTGCGGCATTGTCATATAAATCAAATAGGAATTGGACATTACCTGCACCAGAAGTTAGTTTAATAACACCAAATTTATTTGATACAGATACATCAAATGATATTGGTGTTTTGACTGGGGATGGAAAAACTTTATGGGTTACATATCGTTTGGATTCAACAGGGTTTACAAATTCATTACATTGCAATTATTATCAAAATATTGTTGGTCCTGATACTGGTTGTACAATAACAGCTCAGAATGTTGCGGTTAAATTTGGGGAAGAATTTCCATTTTTATATACAAATAATAGTTTGTCAGGTTTTTCAGCAAATGAAATTAAAATTTTGGCACAAAGAACAAATACAAATAGTTTGCCAGAACCAAACCAATGGAGAATAATTGATTTTACAAGCCAGATTGCTTCAACAAAAATAAATGGATATATCCCAGAATCAGGTTTAACTAAAACAACATTTGTTATTACAGAATCAAATTACACAGCTGCAACAATATATGATTTGGCAAAATTCATTGATGTTCCTTTAAATAGTCAACCAACAAAGTTAAATTTTGGGGATGAATATTATTTTTATGGAAACATTCAAACTGGAATTGTGGCAACAATATATGAAATGAAATATGCTGTTAATCTTGTTATAACACAATTTTCAACAACAACAAATCCAACTTATGTAACTGGTAAGAATAAGTATATTACTGAAATTGGACTTTACAATTCCAACAAAGAACTTATGGTTATATCAAAATTAAGTTCACCTATTGAGAGAGTTTTGGGGGATCAACAATTTAACATAAGTTTAGATTTTTAATGGTAAATAAAATAGATATTAATTCGCCCAAAGTATTGGGACTTGATGTGTCAACAAAGACAATTGGAATTGCTTTGTTTGATACTAATTCTGAAAAATTATTGGAATTAACACATTTGTCGCCAATTCCAAAATCAGAAATGAATTCAAAGATAGAAGAACTTATTGTTAAGTCAACTTTATTCAAATTAAAATTGGAAGATTATAAAAATCTTGGAATAACAAAAGTAATTATAGAAGAACCATTATTAACTTCAAACAATGTAAATACTGTTGGTATATTAATGAGGTTTAATACATTAGTTTGTAAAGAAGTTTTTGATGTATTGAATATTATGCCAGAATTTATTTCAACATACAATGCAAGAAAGTTTGCTTATCCAGAATTAACTCAAAAGAATAAAAACGGTAAAGAAGTTTTGTTTGGGGGGTTGGACAAATCAATGGATAAGAAAAAATTAATATTGGATTTGGTTGCAGTGAAAGAACCCCAAATCACTTGGCATTACGACAAGAAGGGAAATTTGAAAAAAGAAAATTTTGACCAAACTGATGCTTATACAGCAGTCCTTGGATATATGAAGATGAAAAACATTTGGTAATTCGCAAATTCTTACATATATTTGCGAAATGGAGAATCAAGATAAAGAAATAGAAGTTATATTGGGTTTGATAAGTGATGTGATTGGTGAACCAGTCAAATCATTTACCACAAAACACCAATACACATATAATTGCCCCCTTTGCGATGAAGGGGAGAATAAAGGCAATCTTGAAGTATCACTATTAAAACATTTATATCATTGTTGGAGCTGTGGTGATGATTCTGAAAAGACACATGGTCCACTTGGCAAGTTATTTGATGTATTTGGCACAAAGAAGCAAAAGAGATTATATGATTTGGTTAAACCTGAGAACTTAAAGGTTAATGATATTTTTTATCCAAAATTAAGATTACCAGAGGGGTTTGTTACCTTTGAAGATTCTCATCCATTGCATATCCCTAGGAAAGAAGCATACAATTATTTGCTTGATAGGGGAATAACAGATGATATGATAAAAAAATATAACATTGGTTACACAGTCAAGGGGGATTTTGCTTATAGAATAATAATTCCATCATATGATAAGGATGGGGTTTTAAATTATTTCTTGGGGAGATCTTGGGTTAAGAGAAAGATTAAGTACAAGAATGCCAATGCCCCAAAAGATGAGATTATCTTTAACGAACATTTAATTAACTGGTCTGAAGATATATATTTGACCGAAGGGGTTTTTGATAGTATATTTCTACCCAATCCAATTCCATTATTGGGCAAGCATCTTAGTAATAAGTTATTTACTTTATTGTATGAAAAGGCAGAGAAGGATATTATTCTTTGTCTGGATGGGGATGCTTATAAGGATTCATTAAGATTATATAATGAGTTAAATGGGGGGAATTTATATGATAGAATAAAGATGGTTAAATTACCTTATGACAAAGATGTTTGTGAGTTAAGGGGGGATATTGATAAATATTATATTAAAATTAATTAGAATGAATTTACATGAGGTTGCAAAGGATATTAGAGATATTGTTGCTAAAAGACAAGAAGAATTAAATTTGACATTTATTGAGGAGGATCACATATATCATATGAATGGTAAAAGTGATTATCCTTCTGTATCAAAAATAATTAAGAGATATTACAAGGAATTTCCAGGAGAAGAGATTGCTCATAGAAAAGCAAAGGGGGATGAGGTTAAAGCACAAAAGTATTTGACTGAATGGGCAGAAAGTGCAAACTATGCAGCAAACCTTGGTTCTAGTGTCCATTTCTTTTTGGAGCAAAGACTAATTCATATGTATGGTAATTATAAGAAAATTAGGCAACCCGTTTTTGAGTGTGATTTAACACAAGAGATTATGTCTGATAGAATGATATCAGCTGGTTTTGTTTATCTTAATCTTATGCATGATAGAGGTGCTGTTCTTATTGACACAGAAATGGTATTGGGGGATCCAGAACTTGGTTATGTTGGCCAACCAGATAAGGTATGGTTAATTCCAAATAAGGAAAAGACAGATTATGGAATTGTTATTACAGACTGGAAGACAAACAAGGAGAAAAGTTTCCAGGTTTCCACCTTCACAGAGAATATGTTTAAACCCTTTGAGAAGTATCCCAGCACAGCCCTATCGCATTATTATATACAATTACCACTCTATGGTAGGCTGCTACTTAAAATGCTCTCACAATCAAAATATGAGGGAATTAACTTTTATGGTTCAGTTATTTGTCATCTAAAATCAGAGGGGGGTTATGTAGAATATAAAGTTCCAAAAGAGGTGAATGAGATTGTTTTTAATCTAAAAATATAGTTAGAAATATTTTCACAGAAGTTTGGTTTGTTTGAATATTGTTCTTATCTTTGCAACCTAATCAAAACAAAACAACATGACAACCA